ACATGTCATAAATACTTAAGTCTAATCTTTTTAGCTCTGTAACATAGTGCTTATAATCTGTGCTTATAGGTAAGCTAGTGTCTCTAAGTTTGATAAGTCTAAAGATTATATAAGGGTTTTTAGCTCTCATTTGAGTTGAGATAGCTAATGTTACATATACATCCCCTATAGCGTCCTTAATTTCTTCTATAGCTGCTTTATTTCCGTTCTCGTAACTTTCTATAGCTGTTTGAAGCTCTAAACATTCCTCACTTGATTTAAGTAATTGTTTAGTAAGTCTTCCATCTTGTAGTATTCCTTTTTCTTTTGCCCAATCTATAATGGGTGTAAAGTAATCATAGTGTTGTTTCTTCATTCTTTATCCTCCTAAAAATATTTTTTGCTAAACTCTTTATCAAATATTGCTTGAATCAATATCCCT